CGACATAGTTATAAAAGAACTACAAGGTTCACAAAGAGCATTTGAATATGGTAAATATACTGATGACATTTTAGATAAAATACACGTAGCTCTTAAAACACCTAGAACCATGTGGACAGACCCAGAAAAAGCACGACCTATTTTTGAACCATACGTAAGATATTTACAAACAATGATAGAAGGTGCATTGAACTCACAACTTATGCCTCAGTTAGAAAAAGGTGAAGCTAAGTTTAAGTTCAGACAAATTAACGTTGACGACGCATTTACAAAAGCTAAGACTGATATGATTTACTTATCAGAAGGTGTACTATCACCCGGAGAAGTAAGAGAAGAACGTGGTCTTAATGCTGAAGGAGTAGCCACATTAGATATGGAGACTTCAGAAGACATTAAGGCTTCACCTATTAGTCAAGAGCAAACGGATAGAAATGTAAATATAACTGGCGGAAAGGACACAGATAAACGTGAAGAATCTGCTAGAGCACAAAATAGGGGCAACCAGCCCTCCGCAAACGCAACAGGAGATAGAGCATGACATTTGAAAAATGTATGATACAAACTAAATCAAACCTGAAGAAACGTGGTTTTGATAATCACGAAGAGATAGCAGCTGGCATGTGTAGCATGTGGGCTGAGGAAAATGGTGTTGAGCGGGAATTTGCAGAGGGTAAGTCTATGGAACCTACACGCAGAACATTTGCGTTATCAATGGGTGAAGAAGATAATATTACATTTTCCAGTGATGAAGGAATAGACTCTGTAGAGTTTCCTGTAATCGCTATTACTTCCGGACCTCATGAATATGAGGTAGATGGAGAACAACATAAAGTTTATATTGAAGGAGGTATGTTGAAGGACAACCTAGAAAAGTTCTCAGAACTCCCGATTTATATTGACCATCAAAGAACAGCTGAGGACTTAATCGGCATGGCAACGAAACCTGAGCTAATCAAGATGGATAATGGAAAGACCGCCGTAAAGATGATGGCAACAGTATCTAATAAATACGGTCGCGGTCAAGAAGTGATGGACAAAGTCAAAGACGGGGACATGACTCATGTTAGTATCGATTGGTTTTCAAACGATATTGATGTGATGGGTGACACTTTCGCCACCAACATTCGTCCCACAGAGGTAAGTTTCATTGACAATGAAAAAATGGACCCCGTCTGTAAAGAATGCACGATAGAAGATGGAAAGGAATGCGACAACAAACATGCTGAAGAAGACGACCACGACTGTGGTTGTGGTGGTGAAGATGAAGCATGTGCATGTGAAGACGGGAAAACAGAGGTAGAAATTATGTCAGAAGAGACAAAAGAATCAACTGTAAAATCCGAGGCAGAGAACATTGTCGAACGCGAGTTCGCTTCTCTACGCTCACAACTAGAAGCAGCTGAAGCATCTAAGAAAGAAATCGAATCAGAATTCAAATCAGCTATGAAAGAATTAGAAGCTTTCAAAAAAGCAGAAGAAGAAAGATTAGAAAAAGAAGCAGAAGCCCGAAAAGTTGAAGCAGTAGAAGCAATCATATCCAAAGAAATCTTATTCGGTACTATCGAAGAAGACAAAAAGGATGCTCGTGTAGAGGAACTCTCTGCATGGGATGAATCCAGATTGACTGGATTTAGCGACGCTTTAGCAGCAATGCCAGAGCCAAGCGCAGAAGTCGAGCGCTCTTTCGGAAAAGGTAAATCATCTGATGAAGGTGAAGTACCAGAAACCAAAAGAGAATTCGGTATGAAGATGGAAAACGGGTTAGTTAGACTAAACCCAGCTTTCTATAAAAGAGGTGACTAAAAATGGCAACAGAAGTTTTAGTTAACGATGGAGGAGCACCAGCAAGAATTTTACCATTCACAGCTGGAACAGCCGTTACCGGTGGAAGAGTTGTAACTCTAGCTACCGATGGCGCTGTAGACCACTCCGGAGCAGACGCACACAATGCAATCGGTGTAGCCCTTATGGACGCAGCCGCAGGCGACATGGTTTCAGTAGTAACTGGAAAAGGTGTCATATTGAATGTTTACTGTTCAGGAACGATAGACGAAGGAAAATTGTTAGATGTTGTAGCAGACGGTGTTCTAATCGCAGGAACCGACGCAAACATTGCAGCATCAGGTACAACTGTAGGAGTAGCCATGACTGGCGCAACTGTTACAACCAACACCTACGCAATGCATCCTGTCTTGATGAGGAACTAAGGTGATTTAAATGGTCGACGCAACTCCCGGTATATTGACAACCCTGAACACTGGTTCATACGCCAACACTGGCGGAACTGGTGAGCGAGTTCTCATTGACTATAAAGACGCAATCATTGACTACAAGGTTACAGACCTTCCAGTCATGCAGCTCTTTGCAGACCCAATGACAACAGATACAGGGGGTAATATTGATATTACTTTCGCAAAACCTTCCATGAAAATGGAACAGATAGATGAAGGAAACACTCCGCAATACCAACACACAAAACTACGCTCCGAGAGAGTATCAGTTAAAGAGTGGGGTCTTGCAGTAGGTGTAACCCGCAGAATGATTGAAGATTCAAGATTCAACGAAGTTGAAATGGCTTTGAATGAAGCCCGAAGAGCTGTCGACAGACACTTAACAACCCACGTTATCAACACTATCTTCGGAATATACGACGCAACTTTAGGAACAGGTGTCGACGGTGCAAGCATCGGCGCAGCTACAACTGAAGCAAACATTGTAGATTTCTCTGATAATGTATACGGTGGTTTCTTAGGTGCAGACGCAACCTTCGCAGGACGTTTGGACCAATATGGTGACCAAACCCTAGCAACTTTGTCTGGAGCTAAGTCTTACGTCAACACAACTTCAAGCACAGCTGGTGCATTCTCATTGGGAGATGTCGCAAAAGCTATTACACGTATGTCCAAACACGGATACAACGCTAATACAATTTTGATGTCACCCGGCCACTACGAGCAAATGTTGAAGATGGCAGATTTCATAACTGCTTTCGACGCAACAATGGCTGGTTCTGGTGGAGCTACCGCTGGTGGTAACGAAGTACCTTCTAACTACGACCCTGCAAACCCATTATCAGGTATGCTAGGAACTGGTGCTTTGAAAGGTTCACTTTACGGCTGTAACGTCATCGTCAACGCATATTGTCCTGCTGACAGAATCGGAATTTTCGATTTAACTCAGAAGCCAATGGCATATGTCGAGAGACGTGCATTGACTGTAGAAGAAGCAAATCCGGGATTCGGAATTGTTGGTTCTTACATGTCTATGAGATACGGTCTAAAGGTCGTACGACCAGAAGTTGGACAAATCTTAATTAACGCTTAGACTGACTAACGTTTTTTAAACTGGTACGGGGAGAACCACAATCTCCCCACAATTTTATTTAGATTAAAATGTCATCGTATAATAAGTTACTAAAAAGTTTAGCAATGAATGTTAACAATAGAGCCACTAATGAGAGTGGAGGAGGAGGAACCTCCAATAACTATTATACTACAGGGGCTACATTAGGGGGAGACAATGTATTAACAGGGTCTACACAAGCCACTACGTGGACAGCTAATCTTAGTGCTTTAGCATCTGCTGGAACCATCGGTGGTTCTATCACTGACAACCAAGTAGCAGTGGGAGCTTCTACAGCTAATTCTATAGAAGGTAGTTCTAATTTAACATTTGATGGAAGTGATTTAAATGTTGGAACTAAAGTAGAGTTACAGGGGGCAGGCACCAGTACTTTTTCTGCATCTAACACCGTTTTCGGAGCATCAAATGTAAGCCAAAACACTTATTTAAAAGTTCTCGGTTCAGGTTCAGGATTTACCTCAGCCGGTATTAAACTAATAACATATAATGGAGCCGACAGACCCGGTGGTGTTTATTCATATGCTAATGCTGGTTCAGAAGCTTGGTATAGTGGTCCTGTTTATGGCTCTTCTTACAAATGGGGAGTTAATTACAAATCTAGTGTAACTGACACCGGTTCTACTTTAGAAGGTGTAGCTGATGACGCTAACACTCTTCTGATGATAGACAAAACTGGTAAGGTAGGTATAGGCACAACTTCACCTACTGATAAATTAAATATTAACACTGGTGCTGGAACATTTGATTTTAGAGATTATAATTTAACTTATAGTACCTCTTTGGGTATTAGGGCAGAAGCTGGATATTTAACATTAGCTACAGAAGGTGCTAATGATATAAATTTGTCTACTAACGGATTTGCTAATAAAAGATTAGTTGTAAAATCAGATGGTGATGTAGGTATAGGCACAACTACACCTCCAGCTAGATTATCTATTTCTGGAGATGGTACTAAAGAAGAAGGATTAATGATGAGTGGAGATGATGGTACAAATTATCTATCTTTATATGTAAATCAATCTAATCCTACTAGATATTTTGACCTGAGACATAATAGTACTTATGGTGGTATTAACATATTAGACAGTGCAGGAAATAAAGACGGGACGTTTGGTGCAGATGGAACTGGCCCATTTATAGCATCACCTCAAGGATATACCGCTGTTCAATTCACAAACGGTGCTGGAGGGTCGGCTGCAAACACTCAAACTCACATTTACGGTAAAGTAGGTATAGGTACAACTTCACCCGGTGGTAAAGTAGACATTATTGGTTCATCTGGTACTGTTACCCAAACTCCTGAGAGTGATGCAGAAGAATTAGTAATAAGAAATAATCATAGAGCAGGTATATCTATATTATCTAGTGATTCAGCTAGTAGATTTGGAACTATAGTATTTGGTGGTGCAACAGACAGTAACGCTGCTAATATACAACACAATTTCAATGCTAAAACATTTTCTTTCCAAGGACAAAACGCAGATATGGAATTACGTTTTGCTAGTGCTAATAACGTAGAAGCTATGCGTATAGATACATCACAGAATGTAGGTATAGGCACATCTTCACCCGGTGCATTACTTCATATAGATAGTGATACAACAGGAGATGTAGAAGTTCTACGACTTGAAAACTCTAATGCAAGCACTACTTCCTTAGATTCAGTTAGTCAAGGATTTAGAATGCGTAGAGATGGAGATGATTATTCCTTTACTGCGGCTAAAATTACATCTGTTAAGGAGAATGGATGGACTAATACAGCCTCTACAATTGATGCTTCTTTAGCTTTTTCAACTTTAGCAAATGAATCTTCACTAACTGAAAAAATGCGCATTACCTCTGCTGGTAATGTAGGTATAGGCACAACTTCACCTCAACAACCATTGCACGTTCTAACATCTGCTAACGATAAAGGTATACTTATTGACGTAAGTGACGACTCGCACGAAGGTAGATTATTATTTGGTGACACGTCAAGTAACGCTATTGGGCACATAGGATATAATCACAGTTTAAATGCTATGCGTTTCTTTACAAATGGTAGTGAATCATTACGTTTAGAATCAGACCAAGATGCTAACTTTTATGGTAATATAACCACTGACTCTTTAGGTCTCGGATTAAGATTTGATGGTAGAGATGATTTATTAATTAGAGGTACTGCAAGTTATGATATGGAAATAACAGCACCTCAAGATGTGGCCTTTGGTATAGATTCTGACAATAACGAAACAACACATGCGTTTTTATGGAAAACAAACTCTAAAACCCCATCTAGTGCTGGTACTGAGTTGATGAAGCTGAATGAAAATAAACAATTATTTTTAGACCAATATTTAAGAATGCAAAGAAATACAAGCACCAACGGATTATCTTTAACTGATAGTGGAGGTAACGCAGTTCCTGTACATACTAGAGCAGGATTCTTTGGTGATAGTTATGCGATGACTCCAGATATTGGTGAGGTTATATTATATAGTTCAACTACTGGTTCTACATCTGCTACAGCTGGTAAGGTTACATTCGCAAGTAGAAATGATGCTGGTACACACATGGATTTTGCTCAAATAGAAGGTATAGCATATGATGATACTGCTAGTGGTGAAGATGGTCATATTGTATTTAGAACAGAAGTAGCTAGTACTATGACCGAACAAATGAGGTTGTCAGAATCTGGTTTAGCAATCACAGGTAACTTAATGTTCCCTGATAGTAACAATACAATTTCTGCTTTTGGTACTGACAATCTTTACTTACGAGCTCATAATGACATGTACTTCAATATTGATACTCCTAATGATTCTACAAGTAGACATTTCATATTCAGAACTAATACTAACACTGAAATAATGAGGTTAGGAGAAGACTTAATTGCTGAGTTTAAAGGAAATGTAGGTATAGGCACAGCTTTACCCGGTCAAAAATTACACGTGGAAGGGGGCATAGCAGTTTCTGGAGCAGAGTCTGCTGGTGACTCAGGTTATGGTCATTCTATTTATCAATATAATCAGTCAGGTGCTCAAACTTTACGTCTATATTCAGATTCTAGAGGTGTTTCAGGTGGTAAAAGACAATTTATAAACGCTTCTGGAAGACTAAGCATCTCTTCTACAGAACATATGGGTATTGGTCCAAGTTCTACAGGAGAATATTTACATTTGTTTTCAGGCGATACATCTCACATGTATTTAGATGCAGGAGATTCGTTTTTATTTAGAGATGCGGATGATAGTAGTGCTACACGAGCTAGATTATATAGTGCTTCAGGTAGATTTATATTATACGATAGTAGTGCTGCTGCTAAAATAGATTTACAACCATCAGGTGATTCTTATATAACTAATAAGTTAGGTGTAGGTTTAACTAACCCAGCTAGTTTTAGTGATAAGTTTAGTGTACAGATAGACTCTAACAGTGGTTGGCCTATCGGATTTACAAACGCAGCTGAAGATGTAAAAGGAGCAATTAGAACTGACCAAGGGGATAATTATATAGCCTTTGCATCTAAATCAGAATCAGACATAAGATTATTTTACAACGATAATGAAGCTAATACAGCTTTGATTGTCAAAGGCTCAGGAGCTACAGCCGGTAATGTAGGTATAGGAACAACTTCAGCCCCTAACCTATTAACAGTATCAGGTAACGCTAGCCCAATTAAATTATATGGAACTAGTAGTGGTTTAGTAGAGTTTGATGTATCTACTTCTGGAGATTTCACTATAGATGCTGATGATGATATAAGATTAGATGCAGGTGGTCAAGATATAGTATTAATGGGAGCTGGTGCTGAGTTTGGTAGATTAACCAACAGTTCACAAGATTTCATTATACAAAACACTCAAAACGATAAAGATATAATTTTCAAAGGTAGCGACAGTGATGGTGGTGGCGTAATAACTGCTTTAACCCTTGATATGTCAGAAGCAGGTCTTGCTACGTTTAACACTACCCCAGTCGTTGGAACA